AACATAAAAGGCCAGAACCGGTGTGGTTCTGGCCTTTTTGCTGTTGGGCGGGGCGGGAAAACTCCCTCCGGCCAGGCGGATCAGTCTACCCGTCGGAGGAAGATGCGGTATCGAAGTCTTTTTTTTGAGGATCGGGCGGGGTCTGGGAGAGCTTTTCAACAAGAGAATCCATATAGCGCATGATAGCGGCGCGGTCCTGCGGGGACAGGTCAATAAATGCGGAGACGATGGCCTGTTCACGCGGGGTGAGCTGCTTTTCCTCGGCCAAGCGGGCGAGGATAGAGGGCTTGGATTCATCCAGCATGGAGCCTGCGCCGGTGCGCAGCCATGTTTCGTTGACGCCGAACTCGCGGCAGACGAGTTTGACAAATGCGTCCTTTATAGGAACGCGGCCGCTTTCAAGGCTGGCAATGACATCACGGCTGACGCCGAGAGCATCGCCGAAGTCTTTTTGCGTCCGATGAAAGTATTTTCGGACTGTGATAAGTCGCTCATTCATATAGCACACCTCCTTTGAACACACAATAACACAACGAATTGTGGAAGTCAACACATATTTTTCTGAAAATGTGTTGACAGACACATTTGTGTGTGATATTATGTGGATATTCCACAAAACAAATGCAAAAAATGTGGGAATACACACGCGGGAAAGCAGGTGAGCAAAGCGAAACACATTTTAAGCAGTGCGATTGCGCGGTGCATTGTTGCCGATGCCAAAAGAAAAGGAAAGCGCCCGCCGCCCTTTGAGGGCACACGGGCACTGGTGGAAAGGCAGGGATGGCGGAAAATTATCCGCCTGACAGCAAAGTGTTTTTTGCTGCTTCCACTGCAACGGCTTTTGCGACTTCAATAACCACGTCAACGCAGTTGGAACCGGCCTTGGAAACAAGAGACTTGACTTTATTCCAGCCGTTTTTACTGCGGATGTTTGCAAGGAAGTCGTGGCCTTTAGGCGTGAGGTCGCAAACCCACGTCTGGTACAGGCCGACAGGGCCGTCCACGGAAAGCAAGCCGGATTCGATACAGTATTTCAAGTGGTAGAGCAATTCCTCGTTGTGATACTTCGTTTCCAGTTCGGCTTGATAGTCAGGCGTGGGAGACAAATCGCCGACAAACTCCTGTGCGCTGTTCAAAGCATAGTCGATGAAATAACAGCGCTGATGCAGGCCGGTGTTTGCTTCAACACAGAGCATTACATCGCGGACGCAATCAAGATTTATTTTCAAAATTTACACCTCCTTCCCCTGCCATTGTAGCACGGGAGGAGAGAAAAGACAAAGAGGGTGAAACCATGAGTGAAAAAGAAAAGGAAATGCGCGAGATGGTGGAGACGCTGCGAAAGCTGCCGGACCATGCGCAGGAGAAGATCGGGTATATGATCGAGGGCGCGGCGCTGGTGAGCGGTGCGCACGAGGACGAGCCGAAGAAGGACGGCGGTGCGGCGTGAAGCACGACGACAGGCTTGATGCGTGGTTGACGGCGCTGCGGCACGAGATGGCGCGGGCCTGCGAGCTGCCGGAAAAGGTAATGCTCGGTGACGATTTGCCGGACGACCTGCCACAAGATGGCGGCGGCCTGGGGCCTTGGCGCTGGCTGGGGGTTGATGCACTGAAAATCAAGAACCCGGAAGTAATGATACTTGGAAAGGATGGTGTGAAGATGGAACGAAATGTGAAAGGCATCGGAGAAGCCGCTTTACTGGCGGCGCTGTTCAACGCGGCGAAGCCGGACAAGCAAGACGCAATGTACAGCAGACACGAGAGCATGACGAAAGAGGAAGCGTCGGCGCTGCTGTACAAGTTGAGCGGGTACAACGAGAATACGCCGGTGAGAATCGACAAGCTGTACGGCAGGTACATCCTTATGACATTCTGGCCGGGAATGACGAAGATCAACGGCACCGGGTACGACGCGCAAAATGGATGGGGCAAGGCCGCCACTGTGGTGGAGAGCTTGCGCAGGGAGATCGCCGCGAAGAAGAACGCCGAGCGGAAAGCGGAGCGGGCGAAGCGGCACCGGGTTGCTGTGTACTGGCAGGATGACAACGACGGAATGTGCACCGTAGCAGACGGACACAGCGAGCATCAGAACATTATGGCCGCCGCGTACCTGCTGGGCACGATGTTGGCAGATGTGCAGGAGGAACGCAGGAGCGCCGAATACAACGGTGCGATCATGAAGGTTGACGAGATCATCCGGGAGTGCGGAAGAAAGGGAGAAACCGATGAATGAAGGGTATGTAAAGGTTTCGTGGGAGAATAACGCGAAAACCGGGGCGGCGGAGAACGTTGTGATTGACACGGAGGCAAGCGCGACGGAGGAAGCAACGGTAGCCTGCCTTATGGTGCGCCACGCCTGCGAAACCATTGCACAGTACAGCGGCAAAGAAAAGGCGAAAAAATGCCTGCTGGAAACCGTGAAGATCGCTTTGGATGCAACGGATGAAGAAATTGAAGCACAGGCAAAGACGCAGGGAAAGGACGGCGGAGACAATGAATGAGAATTTTATCAAGGTGATATGGCAGCAGGACGAGAACGGGAACCCGCCGACAGGGTTTGCCGTGATGGCGCATGGCGGCGTGTGCGGGTCCATGATGGCCGCGGCCATTGTGGCACGCAGCGTTGTGAGCGTGATGGAAAAACAGGTAGGCAGAGAGCAGGCGAAAGCCGACTTGTTGGGCATGATCCGGCTGATGCTGGAACAAGACGATAAAGAAATTCTTAGCGAGGGCGTAACGATTGCACCGCCGAGGAGAGTGAAGCCGGAATGAGCGAGGATTGGGGGCTTGTGACCCTGCCGACAAGCGGCGACCCGGAGAAGATCGCCATCGGGCGGTTGAAAGCGGCAAGCGACATGGCGCTGAAGTATTACGGAACGCCGCTGGTGGTAACGACCAGCGGCGGCAAGGACAGCAGCGTGTGCGTGGAGTTGGCCCGGCGGGCGGGCATTCCCTTTGAAATACAACACAACCACACAACAGCAGATGCGCCGGAGACAGTGCGGTTTGTACGGCAGGAGTTTGCCAGACTTGAAAATCTGGGCGTGAAATGCACCATCAACTACCCCGTTTATAAGGGAAAACGCACAAGCATGTGGGACTTGATCCCGCAAAAGCTGATGCCGCCGACACGAATCATGCGGTACTGCTGCGCTGTGCTGAAAGAACAGGGCGGAAACGGGCGGTTCATCACGACTGGCGTGCGGTGGGCGGAAAGCAGCCGAAGAAAGCGCGACAGAGGCGTTTTTGAAGCGTACACCCGGAACAAAGAGAACAAAATCGTTTTGAAAGGCGAAGAACAGGAGCCGAGCAAAATCTTTGAGGGGTGCAAGGTGGCCGCAAAGCGCGTAGTAAACCCCATTGTGGACTGGACAGACAATCAAGTATGGAGCTTTTTGCAGGATGCAAAGGTGCCTGTCAATCCGTTGTATGAATGTGAGTTCAGCCGCGTTGGCTGTATCGGCTGCCCGATGGCGAGCAAGAAACGGTATGCGGAGTTCCGACGCTGGCCTGCTTACGAGAAGCTCTACATACAAGCCTTTGACAGGATGCTTGATGAGCGCAGAGCGCGCGGAAAGATGGACGGAAGCTGGATGACGGGCGGTACAGGGCAAGATGTGTTCCGTTGGTGGATGGAGGAAGATGTGCTGCCCGGGCAAATTTCTGTGGATGACATTTTAGAGAACTGATCCCCGGCGGGAGACCGCCGGAATATGGGCGGGGCGCTTAGCGACGGCGTTTGCAGCACGGTTCAGAGCCGTGGACCCGCAGAAAACCTCCTATTCTCTATAACCACATGGCTGACAGCCGGGAAAGACCGGCACTATTATGCCGCCGCCGTGTCCGCATGAGGTCCGGCGGGGCTGACCCGGTAACAAGTGACGGGCCATTCCGCGGCTGACAGCGGGTAAGTTTGTCGGCACCCGGCACGGGTAAAGTGCAGGGGCAAGGGCAATGTGAAACGGACAGAGCCTACACCCCGCCCCGGCAGCCTGTTCACGCCGGGGTTTACATGAGCCGCGCCGAGGTCGGCGTGCAGGGCTTGGGCATTTGCCCTGCACGGCTGGTCCGATACCAGCACGCGGCACCAGAGAGAAAAAGAAAGGCGGTGCGCAGTATGCGGATCGAGGATGTGAGAACCCCTACCCTGCCGCTGGCGGATGCCTGCGAGATTTTGCGGTGCGAGGGATACCGCATGAGCGTGGACAAGCTGAAAGCGGGAATTTTTGGCGGGGTGTATCCGTTCGGTGAAGTGATAGACCGTGTGGAAGGGTTGACGAAGAATGACTGCTACACGGTTTACACAGCGTTTTTACAGAAGTGGATCGAAGAAAGGCGGGTTGGATGATGAAGAAGCTGCGGAGAAAGAGAATGCTGTTGCAGGGCGTGAGCGCTGTATGCAACATGGGCGGTACATGGATGGTGGTCGTGACGGTTTGCCAGATCGTGCAGAGCGCCGAGCGAGAAACGGTGGGCGGATTTGTGGTTGGTATGCTGGCGGCGCTGGCGTATGGGCTGTGTGCCCTGCTTTTGTGGAGCTATGGGCTGGACTTGGCAGAGGCAGCGCGGCGGATCACGCGGAAGGTGGCAAGGATGCAGGCCAAGGAAATGTATGAGGCCATGCACGGCATGGCACCGATGAAGCCGGACAAGATGTGGAAGAAATGCGGGTGATGCGGCGTGCTGGATGTGACGATTACGGCCCCGGCGGATGTGCAGGCGGAGGAGGCGGACGCTTGGGATTTGGCGCAGATGTGGGCGGAGTTCCGGGCAGAGCTTGAGATAACGGGCGAGCAGGCGGAAGAAGTGTACAGAAACCTGCGCCGGCTGATCGGCTATGCAGGGTGCTGGAACTGGAAGCGCGAACCGTGGGTGCCGCCGGAAAGGCCGGAGAAGCTGCGCGGGCTGCGGCAGTACGGACCTGCGCGGGTGGTGGCAGAGCCGCCCGGCGGGGTGCTGTGGCTGAAATGTGCACGGCGTTTTAAGAAGGGCGGCAGAAGCGAGCCCACTTAGGAGGATTGTATGCAGCAATGCAGGTTTGTTTATACCATCACGCGGGCGGACTGCCGCGCCTGTAACGGGCTGGACGCAGGGTGCAGGAATTACGAGCCGAACCCTGAACCGAAGGCATGGCGCGAAACGGATGCAGAAGCGAAGCGGCGGCTGCCGCAAAAGCTGTTCCCGCCGTGTGAAGTAAACGGCCTGAAACTGCAAGAGGAACGATGGAGACCGTTGGAGGGCGGAAAAGCCCGGCGGAAACCATGAAATTACCCTGCTGAGTGCTAACAGCGGGGCGCAGAAATACTCAGAGCGGGGCGGCGGTGCTGATAGCCGCTGCCCTGCTTTGTTATAGGGCGGGTGGCGCTTGCAGATGCAGGCGCAGAGAGCAGGGCCGGACCCTGCACCCGGCACAAGATGGATAAATTTTGAAAGGGGCAATGTTGAGGATGGTTACGGCAACGGTGATCGCGGTATCGGTGCTGGGTGTATGCGCGGCATGGTGCTGCGGACGGGACGCAGGATGGCGAGAAGCAGCGAAGGCGGATGCGCACAGGTTGGAGGTCTACAAGGACTGGGTGTGGCATCTGGCGGGCAAGGCACGGGATCTGGCGGATTTTAAGGACCGGTATGCCGTGGCCATGACGCTGGATGAAGGAGAGGCGGACGATGGCGTGGGTGTTTGACACACACCCGGCGGATTCACGGGTCGTGGGGCCGGTGAAGGTGGCCGGATGTGTGGTTGCGAGATACGGAACCGGGGGGGGGCAATACGCCGATGGTAGTGGATGTTTTGTGCAGAGCCAGCACGCAGAGCGGTGCTGAAAGCCAGATGAACACGGCGACGACGCTGACAACAGACCATGACAGAACGATCATAGCGCACAAAAGCGAAGCTGTGGCCCTGCAAGGGAACATCATTGACAGGGATGCAGGAATGAACGGAACGGGCGTAGGAGAGGATGTGAGCTTTACCTTGAACACGGTGGACAGGCACGGCGTGGCCTACGATACGGGGTGTCTGACGCCGGGAGTAGCGCAGGAACAGCGGTGTTACAGCGCGGACGCGCCGGCACAGACACTGCAAAGCAGAGAGTGCGGCGGCGGACAGGGAAAATCATTTGTGCAGAAGGCAGGCGAAAATGTGCAGCCGAAATACATAGTGCGCCGCCTGATGCCGGTGGAGTGCGGCAGATTGCAAGGGTTCCCGGATGGATGGGGCGAAATCGAGCAGCTGACGGCGGATATGCCGGAGGAAACTGCGGCGTTCTGGCGGCATGTATACACAACTGACTGCGCGATCAAAGGCAAGAGGCCGCAGAAAAGCGTATTGGAAAAGCCGGACAAGCTGGCAGCGTGGCACAACGAGTTACATACTGACAGCGCCGAGTACAAGATGTGGGGCAACGGCATGACGCTGCCGAACGCGCTGTTTTTTGTGCAGCGTGCCGTGGCGAGGGTAGCCATTGACACGGGAAAGGGCGCGGCAAATGTGAAGCTGGGCAGCATGTTTGACGGGTCCGGCACGATGCCGCTGTGTGCGGCGATGTGCGGTGCGCAGCCTGTTTGGGCCAGCGAGGTGGAGCCCTACCCTATCGCCGTGACAAAGACGCATCTGCCGGGCATGAAGCACTTGGGCAGCGTGACGGACATTGACGGCGGGAACATCGAGCCGGTGGACATTATCACGTTTGGCAGCCCGTGTCAGGATTTGAGTATTGCGGGAAAACGCGCCGGGCTGGACGGAAACCGTTCCGGGCTGTTCCGCGAGGCGATACGCATTATTTTGGAGATGCTGAAGGCAACCGGTTGGGAATACCCGCGGTTTGTGATCTGGGAAAATGTACCGGGGGCTTTATCATCGAACGGAGGGAAAGACTTTGAAACCGTACTCAACGAATTGCTGCGACTTACCGGGACAGATCAGTTTGTTCGACAGCGTGGAAAGTGGGGGGGCACGCAGGGTACGGAGCTGTGGCCTACCGACTTGTCAATGCGCAATACTGGGGAGTGCCCCAACGCAGACGCAGAGTATACGCTTGCTGCGATACTGGCGGACGATCCGCCGACAAGATACTTTTTGAGCGTAAGAGCCATGGATGGAATTTTGAGCCGTGCATCCCGGCGGGGCAAACAGTTGCCGGAATTGCTAGTGACGGCTATCGCTGGCATGAAAGAATGGTGGAGGCAAAACCCGCTGGGGGGGGGTATGACCCCGCCTACACCATGAAGATACGGTCAGGATGCGAGGGCGGCGGCAAGGGACCACTGGTGCAGAATGATTTATCCGCCACGCTGGCGACGCATCAGGATCAGACAGTGTTTGCACCGGCAAGAGATAAATGCCTGCCTGTAAACATGATGCTTGCAACGAGATGCAAAGCGCTTGGCAGAGGAACAGGGCTTGGCGTTGGAGACGTTGGTGAACCGCAGTACACAATAACCGCAGGGCATGAACATGCTGTGGCATACAGCTTTGACAGCCTTGCAAGTAACTCTATGAAAAGCAGCAATCCGCACAGCGGATGCAGAGAGGTAGACACGGCAAAAACGCTGGATTGCGGTGTGCCTGATCCAAGCAGAAACCAAGGCGGGGTTGCGATTGTACAGAAAGGAAACGGAAAATGAACAGTGACGCGATGTTTTCCAGCAAGACGGATATGTGGGCGACGCCGCAGGGATTCTTTGACGAGTTGGACAGAGAGTTTCACTTTGAGCTGGATGTGTGCGCCGCGCCGGAGAACGCGAAGTGCAGAAGATTCTACACGAAGGAGCAGGACGGACTTGCGCAGCCATGGACGGGCCGGGTGTGGTGCAATCCGCCGTATGGCCGGGAAATTGGCAAGTGGGTAAAGAAAGCCTTTGAAACTGCTGCGGGGGGGGGATTTGCGGTAATGCTGCTCCCCGCGCGGACAGATACGCGGTGGTTCCATGACTACATATACGGAAAGGCGGAGGTGCGGTTCATACGCGGGCGGCTGAAATTTGGTGACAGCAAAAACAGTGCGCCTTTTCCGAGCATGGTTGTGATTTTTGGAGAAAGGAAACGAGCATGAAAAAAGTAATTGCGATTGATTTTGATGGGACGCTGTTTGAGAACAAGTGGCCGGAGATCGGGATGCCGATTGCGCCGAATATCAACCGCGCGAAGAATGAGAAGGCAAACGGCGCGGTGCTGATCCTGTGGACCTGCCGGGAGGGCGAGAAGCTGGCCGAGGCGCTGGCTGCCTGCAAGGCCGTGGGGCTGGAATTTGACTATGTGAACGAGAACGCGGACGAGCTGAAAGCGGAGTTTGGAACGGACCCGCGTAAGATCGCGGCAACGGAATACTGGGATGATAAAAATGTGTGCATGGGGCATTGCGGGAAGGAGTGCTGAACGATGGAAGAAATCAATGTGATGCTGGACGAAGGGGCGATCATGCCGACCCGCGCCCACGCGGAGGATGCCGGGCTGGATTTGTACACGCCGGAATATTTTGCACTGACGAATGTACCCGGATTTGACTGCCGTGTGATTGACACGGGCGTACACATGGAAATCCCGAAAGGATATGTCGGGATGATCAAAAGCAAAAGCGGGCTGAATGTGTACGGCGGAATTGTGTGCGAGGGTGTCATTGATGCAGGCTACACGGGAAGCATCAAGGTAAAGCTCTACAACCTTGAAGGATATAACACGGTTTTCAAACCCGGCGCCAAGATCGCGCAGCTGGTGATCCTGCCGATTGTGACGCCGGCGCCGAAGCTGGTGGACAAGTTTGCCGAGACAGAGCGCGGCGACAACGGATTTGGCAGCACGGGGAGGTAAAAGCCATGAATATGCAGAAAATGGGCAAGCTGTGCAAGGAAAACATGAGCATGAAGCTGTACCGCAAGGGCTGCACGCAGTACATAAGCGACGGAATCACGATGGTGGAGATACCGCGGAACTTCCCTGCCCTGTGCGATGAGAACGAGGCGGCAGCGGTGTTTGGCTGGACGGATAAGCAGCTGGATGAAATTAGCTGCGAGGTCGAGGAGCTGGACGTTATCAACGACCTGTACGAGGTGACGGGCATCAGCATGGACGACGTGAGCGGCGAGGAAATCCCGTGCAAGAAAGCACCGATTGGGTTTATCTATGCCGGGATGCGCCTGCTTGTGCTGCGGGATGAGCGCGGCGGGATCGCAGGGATCAATGAAAGGCAGATGGAGCCGATCATGGACGAGCTGAAAAACGGGCAGTACATGGTGTGGTACAGACGGACGATGAGCAACGGAAACCCGTACTATGTGCTGAAATGCGGGATGTACCTGCGCATGGCGGTGCTGCCGATTGTGTTTGATGATGTGTTTGCGGCAGCGCTGGACGAGATCAGGGCCGGGCTGGCGACAGCTGCGGCAATACGGCAGCAGATGAGCAGAGAGGACAAAGAAAATGACGGTTGAGCGAGCGGCGGAGATAATGGACTCGAAAAGCGAAGAAAGGTTCTATGGGGAGAGCGGAAAGCAAGAAGTGTTTGAGGCGATGCAACTTGCAAAATTGGCGCTGGAAAAGAGAATCAAAAAAACGGTGCATCCATTTCGGACAGGTAATTCCGCGGCGTGCCCCTACTGCGCAAGCGAACGGTTTTTGTATAGCAAAGAAGGAAGAAGAAACAGATATTGCGGAGAGTGCGGCCAGATGCTTGACTGGGAGGACGATTCTGAATGAGCGAAGTTGTGCTGAAACCTTGCCCATTCTGTGGTAAGGTGCCGGGAATCGAGCAAACGGAAAGCGGGTACAGCGGTCCGGAAGATGCGATTAGGCAACATTTCAGGTGCGTTGCGAGATATGCGGCGTAGGGTTTGAAAGAAAAACAAGGGTAACACTGGACGAGGACGGCAAACCAAAAGTCTTGTCGGACGGACGCAAGGAAGTAATCGGGCTGTGGAACATGAGATCGAAAAGGCAGTAGCCTATGACGGTAAACGGTGAAAAGCTGGTTTGCGGATCGGGAAAATGGTGCATGAGGTGTTCCCCGGGGCGGTGGTGATGCCGACGCTGGCGCAGAACATTGTGCGCGGAAATTTTTTTGAAGCCGGAGACGGTGTGATTTTGGCAGAGGATGCAGCGCCTACAAATTGTAGGCGGTTGACGAAGGAAAGCGAGGCTGACGATGGAAAAGAGTGCAGCGCAGGACATGAAAAGCCTGCTTGTGGCGAACGGCATGACGAGCAGGCCGGCGGGACGGGTTGTGGAAATCTTGGAGCCGATGGGATATTTTGAGATTCCGGCAAGCATGACATACCATGGCGCATGGCCCGGCGGGCTGTTTGAGCACAGCTGGGCGGTGACAAAGCAGCTTGTGTGCCTGACCGACAAGCTGGGGCTGAAATGGCAGATGCGGCGCTCCCCTGTTCTGGTTGGGATGCTGCATGATCTGTGCAAGACCGAAGAGTACGAGAAATGCGGCGACGGCTGGAAGCACCACAGGCTGAAAGGCCACGGAGAGCGCAGCGCTGCGCTGGCAGAGGCAATCTTGAACGATACAGGGGCGTTGTCGCTGACGGAGGAAGAACGGCTGTGCATCCGCTGGCACATGGGCGCGTTTGACAACAAGGAAAACTGGAATTGTTACGGCGCGGCCATTGAGGAATACCCGAATGTGTTGTGGACGCACACAGCGGATATGGTAGCGAGCAGAGTGCTGGGGGTGTGAGCGATGGAAAAGATTGCGGTGGAGACAGAAATCTGGCCCGCGGATGTTAAGTACGCGGAAGAGATAACGGAAGCAAGCCTTGCAAAACTTGGCGAAAAGTTCATGCAGAGAATGTGGGAGCTGCCGCGCGGGAAAAAGGTCTGCGTAAGATGCATGGAGCAGAGAGAAACGCCGCCGTACGGCATGCCGATGGTAATGCGGATTCTGCTGGCTGTGCAGGAGGTACAGGAAGTACAGGAAAAGAACATTGTACGAGAAGCTATGCTGAAGATGTCGGCAATGGAGTGCATTAAGCTGCTGTACAAGAACCGCTGGGAAAGCGAATCGTGGCCGCGGCGAAGATAATTTTTGGGAGGTGACGAGCAGATGGAAGATGCGAGGATCAAAGCGCAGAAGGATGCGCAGGGCTGGGCAAGTGTGATGGCCGGGAATGTGTACCGGCATTTTAAAGGCGGGCTGTATGTGGTGCAGGGCGTGGCCGTGCATAGCGAGACGGCAGAGCTGCTGGTGATCTACACAAGCAAGGACGAACCGCAGAAGATGTGGGCAAGGCCGCTGAAAATGTTCTTGTCGCCGGTGGACAAGGAGAAATACCCGAGGGCAAAGCAGAAAAAGCGGTTTGAAAAGGCAAAGGCGGTCAGGAATGAATAGTTGTTACCACTGCACACGGCGGAAACTGGGCTGCCACAGCGTATGCGAGGACTACAAGCAAGACTGTGAGGAGTACGAGCAGCGGCGGGCGTATGAGCGCAGGTTTGCAAGCGTGGACAGTATGCCACAGACGCAGACTGTGTACAAAATGATCTACGAACAGAAGAAACGGGGCGGGAAACAGTGAGACGGAAGAAGGAAAAGCCCATTGCGGCGGGAGATGCTGTGACGGTGCTGCGGCAGTGTGCAGACGGCGGCGCGCGGATGGCGCGGGGCGTGGTGCGGTTTGCCGCGCAGGGCGGACGGTTTTTTGTGGTAGATGTGGAGCTTGCGCCGTGTGCGTTCCGGCATGAGGCAATCACGATGCGGGAAACCTTTTGGCCGGAGAGCGTGAGCCGGGAGGTGAAACGGAAATGAAGCGATTGAAGGTATTGTTCGTACTGTTTGCGTGCATGGCAGTGATGGGCGTGTGGCTGGCGATGGCGCTGCTGACCGATGCGCTGGGACTGTTGGCGGCGATGCTGAACGTAGCGGCAAAGCTGCTGAACGACACGGGGA